ATCCTCTAGTATCGATGTACTCATCCTATCCAAAGGTTCAAACAATTCTGCGTGAATGTTTCCCCCATATCGTGGAGAAAAAGGTCTGTCAAAATAATTAGTAAGAATTAGGTTTTTTAGTGCCTGAGAAATCGCCGAGGCGTCTTTTCGGACAACCAATCCTTTCGTAAGGGGATTTTTCTGAAATTTTAAGTCAAAATCAATATATTGATTCTTTTTACTCGACAAAATGCCTAGTTTGTTTTCAGAAAGTTCATTTAACATCTACAATTCCTAATTCTGTCGTGTTTATGTTGATAATATTTATAAACAAAAACATCACCCTCATGCGCCGGGCCAGCTGTTCTTTTTAAGTACGTCTTGGGCCCACTTAAATGTGGGTAGAGATTTTCTTGATCCTGAAGGGCCCCAACATCTTTTACCGGCAATATCAATGTGTATAAATGTCTTGTATACCCCAATGCCACCGAATCCAAGGTCACATGCAGCCTGAATGAATGCTTGTCGTTGTGCAGTTGAAACTCCATTCATCACCACATCCATCGCCTTACCTTGCACATGTACAGATTTCTTTGCACCACCGACTTTGGCATTATATGCTGGTGACCGATACGCACTAGTAATTGTCAAGGTTCTTCCCCATTTCCTCGCCAGTGCTTCTGCCTTATTTTTCAAATCCCCCGATATTCTTGGGTCTGTGTGAGACATAAAATTTAAAAGTTCAGACGTAACTGGGTCGAAAGTACTCTCAGAACCAAGACCGTCTTGAACTTCTGTGTTCTGTGGGCCCGCAACACCATTAACAGGACTTGTATTACTTCTGTGTGAGTTGGCGATACCACCATCCCCATATTCTACCGCCTCATTATTTTCAATCTCTTCTGTAGTACCTTTTGCGATTTCATCCGCATCACCATCAGATATGTTGAGGGGAGAGTCCCATCCAGTTTTTGCCTGTATCTCTGCGGCCTTTTGTGCTGCGCCGACAGATGCGGCGGTAGATGGTGATGAACCACTGTTCAAGTTAATGTCACCACCCCATAGAGATACACCACCAGACCCAGTTTGAAGTATACTTCCTCCAGCGTGTATATCCACAGTACCCACTGACTTGATAGTGACATTGCCACCTACCAACAAATTTACATCTCCGACAACTTCGACCTGTTTATTTCCCATAATAATTTCATAACTGTCTCCCATGATTTTTCGTACATGGTCTCCATTTGGATGATACTCTTCAAAAGTACCAGACCTGTGATATGTGTGAATCCTTTCTGCGCCAGGCGTGTCATCGAACTCTTGTTGATGTCCTGATATTGTACTTAACACTTTATTGAATGGATATTGTGCTGCATAGGGTGACGGTGGTTCACTAAACAGCATGTTTCCTCTTGCGTTACTTTTCTTAGTACCAACAATTGTATCACCAGTTGATTGTCCAGTTGCAAGTCTGTTTGTGTCTGGTTCCCCAATTTCACTACCACCCTCCCAAGGCGTTGTTGCAGCTGGTGGGTACACAGCATCTGGGTCGTTGTATCCCTGAGTAGTGTCGGCAGCTGTTGTGGGTGCGCCTGGCACTGTGCCCCACACTATGGGGTCTTGTGCGTTATCACCATCCCGAAAGTATCCGACAACCCATGCACCATTGATAACACCAGTTGCAGATTGACCAAGACCACCAGAGGACGCACTACTTATCGGCATGATAGGCGATGCCCACGGTAACTTGTCTGTCGGTATCTTCGACTTGTCTTTAGTGTGAGTTCCAAAAATTCGAACTCTAATTCTTCCCAGATATAGGGGGTCATTGATATCCTCAACAACTCCTTCCCACCATATCATTCCCTGTCTACCCATATAAGTTTGCATAATTATTCATTCGCCCCTGTTTTCAATATTGGGATAGGTTGTGGATAAGTCACACCAACACTATCTCTGACACATTCAAGTTGCATCCTATAATCATTTTTGATTCTGGAGATTTGATGTTTCATCGCTGTTATCAACCAAGACCCTGTGTATTGGTCATCGGTTTCGTTATTAAAGTTTGTTCCAAAATTCAAATTTATCATATCTCCGGCAGCAAGTTTTGTGTCTGCATAGACTGTTATCTCGCACTTAATATTATGCACCGATTGCAATTGAAACAGTCTTTTAAGAAAAACATCTTCGTGATAATGTTTTTTCTGTAGGTCTCCATAGTCATTTTCAGAAACGACATATTCAATTTTTGGTTTGTACTGATGGCCAGTTCCTGATATATCTTGGAATGGGTTTGGCTCTATATGTTCGTAATCGTCCCAGTTTTCATAAAAACTGTGTTCAAATAGTCTTGCTTCCTTCTTAACAATGTCTATTGTCTCTACCGTCGAATTGTAAAATCCTTTTGATATATTGTTTAATACATCGAAATTCGACACCCATTCAAATGCTAAAGTATTTTTGTCCTCAAAATTTGAGTCATTGGTTAGATTGTTTGTTCTGTCAACGTAAAATGTATTTTTAGATTCTTCACTATACAGTTTAGTTATTGGTTTAAACATATACTCACGGTTGTTTTCAAAGAATAAATATGAGGCATCAGTAGCAGTATGTGCCTTACTAGACAACCATGTCATAGACTTGAGTGGAGTTAAATTCGGCACTACCAACTTCTGGTCATCTTCACTAGGTTCTAGGTTGAGGCCTTTACTGGTTGGTGCAAAATCCTTATCAAATATTTGTTGAACAATTTCTGAAGTAGGGCCTTCGACGTATTCGGAGACTCTATTTTCGAAATTGTTTAAGAAGTCTATCGTGGTCATCTCTAAAATATAATTTGTTTTTTGTCCTGCCTTCTGAAGTTTCGATATCTTAGTGACACGAAGATTCATTTCTATAGGAGAGTATTCACCATCAGACAATATATCCCACTTCAATAGCACCTTTTCTTGACCGATAATAGGCAATGAACGAATTAAATTTTCTGTATCCAGAATACCAACACGCACACTCATACTATTGTTATAAATTTCTTCATATACTTCGATTGAAAAAAATATATTCTTCAAATCCAAAGAAAATCCATTATGCGAAGTAAGATTGAAGTTTAATATATTGTACGCACCAAGACTGCTCATAATTTAGAAACTCTCTCAAATTCTGCGATAAAGTCCGATAGTCTTGACTTTGATAGTAACTTAATTACTCTATACTTTTCGTTCTTTTCGACCATTTCATCATATTTATAGTATGGAGTATACTCTCTCTTCTCTCCATCCGGCAACATGGCCCATGTCTGGTTTGAAATTTTATGGGTAGTCGTATTTACTTTGACCAATTGGTATGCATCAGATGGATGGATTAGTAAGTCTTTAATATTAGTTTTAAACTCTTCCTTTTCGTAAAATACATTAATTGAAACACGGTCATTCTTTGAACTAGTGACCAGATATCCAGACTGACCTTCACTCTTCCTGTTGTAGTGAGTCACAATTTTCATTGCGGCCTCTTTACTTCCATAATTATTTGCAATTATTTTATGTAATTTTCTACTAGGCAAAGGCCACTCATCATACACATTTCGTATTCCGTTCATAAAAAGTATGACCCAATTATACGATGGATCTCCATAATATAAATTTGCAATCAATTCTGGGGTCTCGCCTTCCTTTACTGTATATTCGTAATGCGAATTCGGGTTCGATGCGTATTTTTCCAAAATAGATGAAACGTTGAATATGTTTGTTACTTTCTTGAAATTTTTTCCATTGTTTCCAGTGTCGTAACTGATTTTTGGAAGTTTTTTAAAGTGACTACTCATCAGAAGTTTGCCTCCACATCATCTTTTGTTACTTGTAAGGTTTCTTGGAATGTTAAATTCATCGTCACATTAGTTGGTGCGCCGGATTCTTTAAAAACTCCAAATGAACCATCTCCGCCATAGTTAATATCACAATCAACTAAACTACACGTTTTAAATTTGTGCAACCAATTTTTGCCTCTTGTAGCATCTCCATCAATATTGTAACTAATTTCGAACTGGTCTGGTACTACATACAACATTCCAGCACCACCAGAAGCAAAATTTGGCAACATTCCTTTTCTGAAGGCCATTATAATGCGTTGAACAGCATCGGATTCGCCAGAATTCTTTGGTGCAAACTTGTATGAAAAAGAAAAGGTTCTAAAGTCAATGCCCTTAAATAGAAGAACTTTACTTGCATTTGCCGCGATTCCAAGATTAGCTAATGCGATATCTTCTGAACCTTCTCCTGTGAGGAAGTTCGCCCCCTTTGCAGCTGCACTGAATAGTCCACTACCTACCCCCGCCAAAACACCACCTTCTCCCTGTTGGTCGATAAGCATATTCTGGAAGGCATTTGTTGATTGATTCTCATATGATGCAGTTGTCTTCATTGCAACTTGTTCTGGGATATACAAATCAATAGTGTCGAGTAGTGTCGCTGGTTCTTCTCCACCAGTACTATCTGTTTGGTCTCCTGCCTGATATGCCACCTTCTGATATTCGAATATCTGAAACCTAACGAAATGCTGTAGGTCAGCATCCTGACCCAATGCGGCAGGGTATCTTTTTCCTGTAGAAGATGCAGCCTTAAATTTTCGAGAAGACTTTTCCATCGCGGTCTCTGGAAGATCTCCATTCCGGCCGTATTTCAGTTGGTTCAGTCCCATCTCGCCTAGTCCAAACACCATTGTCAACTCCTATATAAATAGTATTACTGTCTATTATTTATAAGGGATTTTCAGAGTGAAAAAACGTTTTGGTTATAAGGGGAGATATGCACCCACAAATCCAGAGAAATACAAAGGCGATGTCAATAATATAATCTTCCGTTCTTTATGGGAAAGACGGTTTATGGTGTATTGCGACACCAATAAAAGTGTTCTCGCGTGGAGTAGCGAAGAATTGTCGGTTCCTTATATTTCCCCTGTTGATAACAGATTACACAAATATTACCCAGATTTTATACTTCAATTAAAATCCCCAAACAATATTGAAGAGAAAAAGATAACCATGATTGAAATTAAACCAAAAAGACAAACTAAACCCCCCAAAAAGACACAAAATAAACGAAGATTTATATATGAGACCAAAACTTGGGGAGTAAATGAGGCAAAATTTAAGGCCGCAGAATTGTATTGCAAGAAGAAAGGTTGGGATTTTAAGATATTAACCGAAGACCACATACTGGCGGGGCATAAATAGTTTCATGGCAGATTTTAGACCCTTAATAAATAAACTAGAGAAAAAAGGTATTAAACCCAACTCGGCAGCTGCAAGAGAATGGTTTAGTAAGAAAGTGAGAACCAGCCTACTTGGTCGGGCATTCTCTCGACAGCCTGGCAGAAGAGCGCTTTTAAAAGATTCTGAACGACACAAGAGTGTCCCAACAGTGGGCAGAATGTACTGTTATGCATATGACCCAAAATTTAGTAAACAACTGCCATATTATGACGAATTTCCATTAATATTTGTGGTAGACAGTTATAGTGGTGGGTTCTTGGGAGTAAATTTACATTATGTTTCGCCTTCGTATAGAATGGCAATAATGGATAGTCTAACCAAGATAAAAAATAATAGTAAATATAATGAAAGTACCAAGTTAGTTCTTTCATATCAAGTATTGAAGTCAGTAAGTAAGTTCAATATAATTAAACCGTGTGTTAAGAGATATCTATATTCCCAAGTAAAAAGTAAGTTCGTTCATATTGATGCAGATGAATGGGACATTGCAATATTTCTACCACTACAAGATTTCAAGAAAGCATCTGCATCAACAGTTTGGTCAGAATCATTAAGGAGTTCAAGATAATGGCATCATTCGACATTGATTCGTTTGCGTCTAATGTATCAAAACAGGGTGTATTAATCCCCAACAGATATGTGTTAGAAATCGTATCACCACCAGCTGGTGTTGCGGAAGTTGACGCGATTAGACAACTTGCGTTCAGAGTTAATACCGTGGAGTTGCCAGGCAAGTCACTCTCGACAACAGAGGTGAAGTATTATGGGCCTTTTAGAAAATCTCCATACGCAATGACATATGAAGATTTGAATTTTACTGTTATGCTGAGTGATGATGCGAGAGAACGTAACTTCTTCTCAAACTGGATGGATATGATTTATGACTACAATACTGGAAAAGTCGAATATTATGAAAATTTTGTAACAGATTTAAAGTTCCTTTCGTATGACCCTATTGGAGAAGAAGTATTTACTGTCTCCTTGATGGAGGCATTTCCAATTCAAGTTGGACAAATTGCGTATTCTTATTCCGCCGAAGAACCGGCCACATGTCAAATAACTTTTGCATATCGCAAGTGGTCTAATGAATTCCACACTAGAAATGGTGCGAGACCAGCAACACTCAATCCATCTCAGGCAAAAGGTGTAAATTCTGCGAATGTATTTACAGCATCTACCAACGGTACTGTATATCAAGACTTTATGCAAGAACAAGATAGAATGTCAACATTATCCGCAATCCCAAATGAAGTACAACAAAGGGCACAAGAAATGCAGAATATGGTTGCACAAACAAAAACAGCAAAACGAAATATTCAGTCTACATTAGGAAACTGGTCAAGATTTACAAGTTAAATTATTATAGGATTAAAATATGCTACCACAAATAGAAACACCAATATATGAATTGACACTACCTTCAACTAATCAGAATATTCAGTATAGACCATTTCTGATTAAAGAAGAAAAAATTCTTTTAATGGCGCAAGAAGGGGAAGACGCCGAAGAAACGATACGGGCGGTAAAACAGATTATATCCAATTGCATTCTATCTCCGATAAATGTAGATAAAATGGCAACATTTGATATTGAGTACTTGTTCGTTAATATACGGGCAAAATCTGTTGGAAAAATTCTTCAGTTGAATTATAAACACGACTGTACTCATGAGATGCCGGCAGGAGAAACAAAACCAGTTGATATTAGATTTGATATTAACCTAGATAATGTAGTAATTGAGAATAGTAAAGACCACACAAATACTATCCCGATAACAGATACCATCGGACTTATTATGAGATATCCAGATTTTAAATTAATGTCTGATATTGGAACGATGACCAATTTTGATGATGTGATGGATGTTGTGACACAATGCATTGAAACAATTTATGATGGTGAAGAGGTGCATGACGTTTCTGATTATTCTACCGACCAACTTGTAGAATTTTTAGAATCATTGACGAATGAACAATTCGAAAGAATTAATAATTTTTTCGAAACTATGCCAACAACAGTAACGGACGCAGAAGTGAAATGTAGAAACTGCGGATGGTCTACTAACTTTCAGTTGCGAGGCATAACCGATTTTTTCGTCTAAGCTTATATCATGAGACATTGCACTCCCTTTTCCAGACTAATTTTGCACTAATGCAATACCATAAATATAGTCTGACGGAACTTGAAAATATGATACCGTGGGAGAGAGAAGTTTACGTTAGTTTGTTAATGAATTACTTGAAAGAAGAAGAAACCAAAAGAAAACAGAAAGGGTAATAACATGTCAAATACTAAAAAGGTAAATATAGAACTTGAGGTTGATACTAGTGTAGTAGATTCTTCTAAAAATCCTTTTCAGAAAGTGATACATTTAGCAAAGGCCGTAGATGCGTGGAGAATATTTCCAAGATTGTTCTTGACAGTATATATCGTACTACTATATAAATGCGTAATATGGTATATGGGTCTGGAAGCTCCAAGTATGGAACAGAGCGGATTAATCAGTATTGTGGTTGGCGCTGGTGCTGCATGGTTTGGATTATATACAGGTACGGATAAAAAGTAAATGGCTGAAGCAACGCTCGACGAAGTAACCGAAAAAATCTCTGCATATAATGGGGGATTTAATAATTTATCAGAAAGTATAATGTCTCTTTCTGGTACTATGGAGAGCGATAGCGCCACAGTCGCATTAGAACAAGTCTCTGAGTTGATAAAGTCTCAAGGCGATATGAGTGTAAAGCAACTCAAATCTTCTCGACTCGACATGGCATCTATGAAGCAGAGTATATTAGATTCTAATAGGATAAGTGAGAAAGACAGAGGGAATCTCTTGACTATTCTTAGTAATCAAGAGAATATTGTCGAGTCAAATACCACCATCGGCAAACGTGCATCTGAGATGATTCAAACTACAGTCAAAGACAATGCAGTAGACATAGCGAGTGTTGCTGCTGGTGTCGTTGGGGATAGTCCAGCCGCAATGTTGGGTGTTAAATTTCTTGGTGACAAATTCAAAGAAAAACGCGAAGCGAAAAGACAACAAGTAAAAGAAGCTGCTGATAGGGCAGACGCAATCGAAGCGGCAGGAAGAAAGCACGACGAAGAACTTGAAGTACTGAGGGGGTCGATATCCAATCAAGACGCAATAGAAAAGTTTAACCTCACTCAAGACGAAGTGCTTACTAAGGCTAAAGTACAGGGCGTATCCGAACAAGAATATATTGATGACCTAAAAAATTCGTTAATAGAAAAGTCTAAAGTAAGTAAATTTGAAAGAGAGAATATTGAGGCAGAAGAAAGTCGCATTTCAGACATGCGTGAAGCATATGGTCTGGGTGATATAGAAAATGTTTCGCCTGGCGCTGCATCTGGCGCCGACACAGTAGAGCAAACGCCCCAACCACTTCAGCAACAGACTGAAGTCCTTAAAGATGCAACAGAGTTTGGATTGACAGACGGAAGTACACCGTACCTCAAGGAAATTCGAGACCTTCTCCAGTTCATGAAAAATCAACAGGCAAATGCCGACCTATCTCAAATTGAAAAGGATAGAGAAGCAGCTCGTCTTGCGAAACAAAGACTGAAGGTAGAGAAAAGTAGTAATGATTTACTAAAGAAGAATAATAAAATAACCAAGACTGCTGGAGATCAGGCCGCTGATGGCGAAGACAGTATGATTGGTGATATTATGGGTAGTGTTCTTGGTGCAGTTGGATTGGGTGGTGTTGGATTGGGTGGTGGTGCTGCAGCTGCTGGTGGTATCAAACCAAAAGGAAAATTAGGCCGCATCGGAAGTGTTCTTGGTGGTGGTAAAAAAATGATAGGGAAGGTTGTCGGTGGAGTTGCCGCCGTTGCTGGTGGTAGTTTCCTTGCAGACAAGGCAGGAAAGTTTTTTGGTGGAGATAAAGTACCAACTCCAGACGCAGACTTGCCAAAGGCGACTAAATCACCAGTAACCGTACCAACCCCAGATGCACCAAAAGTAACTGGTGTTCCAAACGTAACACCAAAGCCTGGCGCCGCTGTGACTACTGGCATAACTGCTGCTCAAGAAACAGTAGCTAGTGGTGCAAAAGTAGCAGGGAAAAGTGGTGCAAAAACCGCTGCGAAATCCGTATCGAAAAAGATAATGGCAAAGACTTTCGCGAAATCCAGTGCCATGTTAGGATTGAAGATGATACCGGCTATAGGTGCGGTGGCGGGTGGTATCTTCGCATTGGGTAGAATGTTCAAGGGTGATTGGACAGGTGCGGCAATGGAGGCTGGCGGGATATTCTTACCATCCGTTTCTGGTCTTGGAGTGGACGCATTATTGGTCGCAAAGGACATGTATCATGGGATTCACGGAACACAATATGAAGAAGACTTATTAAAAGACCCAGAACTTGCAAATTCACGAATGAAAGAATTAAAAGAATATGCAAAAGAACAAATGGGTATTGGACAAGACGCCGCAAATTCTCCACCAGTTGATGCAGATAAAGTAGATTCTGAAATAATCCCACTATCTAAATCAGAACAGGATATGTCCTCGCCCAAATCAGAACAGGATATGGTCTCGCCAGTAGCACCACCAGTGACTACCAGAGTGAACGGCAAGGACATGACCAAAGATGAACTTCTTGCAGCGAAAAAGGATGGTTCAGTTAAAAGAAGTATAGCAAACACTAAACTAAGAGAACTGGACATGCTGGAGAAGAAACAGCAACTGGGTACATCTGGAGCCACATCTGGAACATTTGTAGAAGGCAACCTCGTAACTCCTAGTGCTGGTGCAGTAGACCAGAAGACTTCTAATGCAAAAGATATGAGTAATAGAGAGATATCTAAAAACTCACCCGAACCATTAACAAATCAACAACTAACTCAAAACAAACAAATTACTAATAGCGTGAATAACGTTTCGAATCAAACTGTCGTGCAAGGTTCCATGAGAAACCAAGATTCATCTTACAGTGAAATCTCGCACGCCCTTGCTGGTGTATCATAAAAATAAGGAAATTATATGTTATCTAAATTTGGTCAATTCAACATAGCGGTCATCATCTTCATCAAACATCTAATCAAACAACGTTCATCAATTGATGGCATTGGACTGATGGGTATGGGTCTGTGTATAATAGTATTTAAATCTCTTGCAATATGGCTTGCGCTTGCAATAATGGCGTATGGGTCATATCGGATATTCGTAGATACAGAATAAAAAAAGGGACTCCGAAGAGTCCCTAAAATGGTATGGTTAGTCCATACTTCTTATTGTTATAGATTTAGTCCTGAGCGAGTTGCTCGAAGTACGACAAATCATCCTCTTTATCTTCGACACCAGAAGTACTCTGGAATGTCTCTGATTGTGGAGTGGCGTCCATATAAGAAGCTTTCTCCCTAGAGGCTGCTGGTGCAGATGTTGCTGCGATTGGTGGAGTGAAATCCTCTTCTGCGGTGCGAGAGGTCTGCACAGTACCCAATACTTTGTTTAGTCGTTCCTTCAGTTGGTCATAAGTCTTAAATGCTTCCGTACCAGTGAATTCTTCTAAACTGTATTGTTTGTTGTATACTGTTTCCATTTCATCATCATCCGTAGACAATGGAGAAACTGACTCAAACTCTGATTTGTCGTAGTTGGTATAACCTTCTACCTGACGAATTTTAAGTTTAAAGTTTGCACCTTCCCACAAGTCAAAAGGATTTACTTCTGCTTCGTCCTCAAACTGTGGACGCATCAAGTCATTCAACTTGTCAAAGATTTTCTTACCATAAGAGTATAGAAAAACCTTACCTTCGTTGTCTGGGTTTGATGGGTCTTTAATAACGTAGATGTTGGAGATATACTTCAACTTACGTTTGCGGTCTCTGACAGTGTTTTGATTGTCCTTGTCACCAGTGTTCCATAACTCAGTGTTTGCTTCACACACTGGACACTGTTTGTTAACAGTAGTGGGACAGTTATCAATCAACCATCCGCCAGGGCCTTTAAATCCATGATTGAACACGCGAGCCCATGGCAAGTCTTCTCCATCAGATGGTGGAAGAAAGCGAATGGTTGCGAATCCGTTTCCAGATTTATCGGTTTGAGCTTTCCAGAAGCGTTCATCTTTATTGGATGAGTTTTTCTGAGGTGAGGCCGTTGCTTCTAGTTCTTGTGCAAGTGCTGCAAAATTACCACGGTTTTTCTTTAGTGCTGCGAAAGACATATATTTTCTCCTATTATGTATTCGGTTTATACGCTATATACGGTTTATTGGTTATCATAATGTAAGTATCATCATACACATTATATAAGACTATTATACTACTATTTATAAGAAATGTCAAGCATTATTTTCCTTGGCCACGATATTTTTTATAAGAATTTTTCTTACTTTTGTTCATGGATGAGAACTTGACGTTCTTATGTCCCTGACTAGTTTTTTTGTTTCGCTTAGTGTGTATCGTACTATAAAGACTACTTTTTACTGCCACTTCTACCTTCCTCCTGTGTTAAGGGTTAATATTAAAATTTACACTTTCTCCGCATCCACATGACATCTCTTCATTAGGATTAATAATTTTTATTTCTGTACCAAGGCCTGCGTGGACGTAATCTATAGTACTTCCGTTGACTGCTCTGAACGCTCGATTTTCAACTACTACTAAATCATCAACAAGTACACCATCAGATGTACTATCTGTATAGTTCCATGTGTACGCAAACCCAGCACATCCACTTCCTCTAATAGAAAGTGATATATACTTTTTCCCATTCTCGCTCAGTAAACTATTCCAGTATTCTTTTGTTTCGGGGGATATTGTTATCATTTCTTTACTGGGGTTCCTGTCGTGACTTATAGTCGGCTATGGCAGCCTTAATTGCATCTTCTGCAAGTACGCTACAATGAATCTTTACTGGGGGTAATGCGAGTTCTTTTGCTATCTCAGTATTCGTAATAGTACCGGCAGAATCTAAAGTTCTACCCTTAACCCACTCAGTCAACAATGAACTAGATGCGATAGCAGAACCGCAACCATATGTTTTGAAACATGCGTCACTGATAATACCATCATCTACCTTAATCTGTAGTCGCATAACATCCCCACAGGCCGGCGCACCAACCATACCAGTTCCAATGTTTTCGGCAATATCCCATTTGCCCACATTTCGGGGATTCTCGTAATGGTCTAATACTTTATCTGAATAA